CGGCTTGCATTACGCTGGAAGCGTTACGCAAAACATCGATGAAATCACCGCCACGAAAATCATCAGAAAACAAGTCTGATTCGTCCGACGAGTTAAGATCACGTTTCCACGTTCGCATGACATCTGTAGGTAGCATGATGCCCTGTGCTGCACGACCATAGTGTTTCGCGGCAGCTTCGGAACACTCTTTTTCAAATGCTGCTGCTTCTTGTGCTGCTCTGTCGTGTGGATTAGCAAGCGCATGAATAGCACGTACCAAAGAGAAACGCTTCACCTCTTTACGCGTTAGTCCGATGTCGGAGGTCTCTAATGCTTTATCAGAGCCTATTTCATCAAGCATGATACCGCGAAACTCAGCAATATCAGTTCCCTTTTGTAAATGCTCAACGCCTAAATCATAGCGATTGTGCTTGGTTGCAAGCTCCATGATAAGAGCCGCGTTCTTTGTAGCGTCTTTGCGGGCCTGATCCCGCTCTGCCGCAACGTTAATATCTTCTGACATGGGATTCTCCTTGAAGTCAGTTTTAATTACGGGTTCGGGTGAAGGTTCACTTGAGCGCCCAACGCCAACTGTCACATCGGCAGGAATAGACACCAAACTAGCTTCTACTGGTCTCCACGATTTAGCCACGTACGTATCGCTATTTCGTGTATCCTTCTCCATCTTTTTGATGGCATATCCGACGCTGATGTTGGCACGAATGCCATCAGCGACATCATCGAAAGCCTCTTTGGCAAGTCCGTTCCTTCCGAAACGAACCGTCGCACGGAGTCGCCGCGCCGAGCCATCGAGTTCTGCCGATTCAATCACGCCAATCTGTCGCTCTGGATCATGATCCATAAGCAGCGGGGCGCGTCCGCTATTGAGGAACGATAAGTCTACTGCTTCCTCACTATGTTCTAATATCTCAGTACCAAAGGAGCGTTCTACAGGCTCTTCTGACGAAATTGCCATACGCACTCTTCTGTCATCTTCGTCGATTGGCCCTTTATCTAGATGCATCGCTCTATAAGAGACATCACCTTCTACAGGTTCCCCACGCTCTTCTGGCGGCTCGATCGCTTTGCCATACGTGATAACAACCTCATCCTCTGTCTCCACAATATTCTTGATATGTCGCTCGCCAGTCTCGTCTTCCACATCACGCGGCAACTCTTTTTCTATTTCTTGCTGAGATTCTGCTAAATCGATTGCTTCCTCTACAATCTCATCGAAATCTTTGTCAGTGTCCATAATGCGTTCCTCATTCACGCTTTCGTCACGTCCCTTAGATGACATGGGATGCCCAGAAGGCAGTAAGTCCGTATCGTGCTTACCACTTCTGAATTTACCATTTCTAAGGACATATAAAAAACTATTTACACGCGCATACGCCCAAGCCTCAGGCGACTTTACAGTAGGCCTAACAGACTGTGGATTGGTCTTATATGCGCCTACGCCGCGCTTAAAGACGGCCGCAAGCGTACGTGCGGTTGTACGCTTAGACGGCGTGTCGCCGTGCTTTTCGTTGTGATCTTTCGCTTTCTTCGCTAATGCTTTTCGGACGCTGCCGGTGACTTCCGACCTTTCGTCTTGCGCGTCGGCCGACTTAACGACTCTTCTGGCGAAGGCTCGTCCACTGTTTCCCGACCATAATGCCCAGGCGATTCGCCCCGCTGACGGGTAGCCTTTTTCTCCCGGACGAAATCCTTCAGCCTTTTTATCAACTTCATGTCGAGCAAAATAAGAGTGCATACGGCGAACAGTGTCAATAGAAAGCTCCCGCCCATTACTAATATCACGAGCGCGAGCAACACCGACTTCAGTCCCACCTCTTTTATATTCTTTACGCCATTCAAGTCCACGTCGAG